AGATGATCGGCCTGGTGCATGGACTCGACCGCGTTGAGCCAACCGGTGACGATCTGCCCGGCCGATTCCTCGACGGCCTTCGCCCGCTCCTCCGCCTCTTGCCGGCTCAGCTCGATCAGCTTCGCCCGCTTCAGTTGCTCGGCCGCCTCCGCCGCCTTCTCCTTGCCCAGCCGCTGCTCGTTCTGCTGCCGCCACTCCTCGGCCTCGGCGACGATCGCCTTCACTCGCGCCTGGTGGGTCTTGCCCTCCGCCTCCAGCAACTGCGCCTCCAGCTTGAGCATCTCCGCGTTCGCCTGCTGGCGGGCGGCGACGCGCTCCTGTTCCGCGAGCTCGTTCGCGAGGCGCTCATCCACGCCGGCCTTGATGCGCGCCTGGCGCTCCTGCTCGATCTCGTTGAGCCGATTCTGGAGGGCGGTCTGGCGAACCGCATCCAGGCGCTTCTGGGTATCGGCGGTCTGCTCGGCGGCGAAGCGATTGCGCCGCTCCGCCTGCTCCACCGCGCCCGCGGTCATCTCCACCTGCTCCCGCCACATCTTCACCTGGTCGATCGCCTCCAGCCCGAATGACTCTCTGAGTGCCGAGAAGAAGAACTGCGCCTGGCTGGGTCGGAGGTTGTTGAGAGCATCGGCCGGAAGCGCGGCCCCGACCTTCTCCGCGCGCTGGTAGAGCTCCATGAGCTGATCGTTGAGGCGGTTGCTCTCGTCCGTCGCCTTCATCACCGCCGCGGTGAAGACGTAGATCGCCGCGATGACCGCCCCGTAGCCGAGGGCGGCCGGCGCCGGGGCCTGCAGCGTCGCCCACAGGCCCTTCGCAGCCGTGCCCAGCCGGGCGAAGCTCGGGGCCGCCGCGGAGAGCTGCACCTGGGTCATCGCCAGCGCGCCCAGGGTCTGACGCATCGCCCCCACCAACTGCAGCATCGCCGGGATGGAGGCCCTGATCTGAGTGTTGTAGATGATGAAAGCCGCGGTGGCGCTCGCCAGGGCGGCACCGATGGCAACGGCCGCCACCGCGAGCGTGCGCAGCATCGGCGCCGACTCCCCCCCCACTTTGAGCGCGGTGGCGATCGAGCGCAGTACCCCCATCAGCAGGTTCAGCGTGGGCAGGAGCACATTGCCGACTTCCTCTCCCACCTGCTTGGTGGTGACGATGAACCTGGACCACTGCATACCGAAGGTCTTCTCGCTCTGGGCGAAGGCCTGGTCCACGGAATGCGCAGAGTCGGATACCTCCTGCAGCTTCTGGGCGAACAGCGCCCCGCCATTTGCCGCCAGCGCGGCCACCGCTTTGTAAGCCCTCGCCCCGCCCGCCATCTGGATCATCGCCTGCTCGTCATCGCCCGCGGCCTCGGTGAGGAACTGAATGGCTCCCGCGAAGCCCTTCGCTTGCAGCAGCGCCTGCCCGGTTTCGTACCCTGCCGCCGACAGCGCCGCCTTCAGTTGCTTGCCGGGGTTGGTGAGATTGATCATCGCCCGGGTCAGGCCCATGATGCTGTTCTCGGCGTCGTAGCCCACGGTGGTGGTGGTGGCGAGGGCTGCGGAGAGTTCGCCATAGCCCACGCCCAGTTGCGCGGCGATGGGGGCCATGCCCTTCACTGCCTGCGCCACCTCCGTGAGGCTCATCCGCCCCTTGATGCTCGCCTGGTAGAGCGTGTCCGTGACATTGGTGGCATCGGAGGCGCTGAGGTTGTAGGCGCGGATGATGGAAACCAGGGAGTCCCCCACCTGCATCAGGTCGGCACCTCCCGCCACCGCCGCCCTGGTGGCGGCCTCCAGCACCCGCATGCCATCGGCCCCGGTGACGCCGGCCTTGCCAATGTTGGCGAGGGCCTGGGAGAGCACCTCATCCTCGATGCCTGTCGCCCGCGCCAGCGCATGCAGCTGGTCGGCGACCCGCGCCAGATCGGACTCGGTGAGGTGGAGCACCTTGTTCATGCTGATGAGGGCGGACTCCATCTCCGCCGCCATCTTCACCGCCACCGTCGCCCCGCCGGCCGCCGCCGCGGCCAGACCGCCCAGCACGGTAGCGACGTGTGAGGCCTGGCCTTCGTACTGCTCCAGCAGGGAGTTGGCCTTGACCAGCCCCTCCCGGAAGTTGGTCAGATCGAGGCGAAGTTGCGCGACGATTGCGCCGACGGTCACTGTCCTCTCCGATCAGTCAACCCCAACGAGCGAATCAGCTCCTCGGGGTCAGGCGGTTTCTCAACCCCTGCTTCGCGCCGCAGCCTGCGCACCGCGGACCGCAACGCCTGGAAGGCCTTGTTGCCTCCCTGCGCCGCGCCGGCCGCGATGTAGGTCACCTCCATCTCCTCCGCCATGCGCAGCGCCCGCCGCCGGCGAATGCGGTCCGCCCACACCATTGCCTGCGCAGGGGTCACATGCCAGAGCACATACTCGTGGGTCCACCCGTACTCGCTCTGCAGCAGATCGAACGCGCCCGCCCAGCCGCGACCTACTGAGTCGTCGTCCTGGCGATCTGGAGGGCGCGCCGTAAGTTTCCCCGGATCACCGGTAGCTGGTTGACTTCCAGCGCGGCCGCCACGATCTCGGTCGCCTGCGCCAGGGTCAGGTGCTCTTTCAGGTAGCTCTCCTCCACCCCGAAGAGCCGCTCCAGGATGCGGCCCAGCCACTCGGCGATGATGGGGAAGAGCGCCTCCAGATGTTCGTCGAGCCGGGTCAGCTCGATCTCCGGGTGCTCCTTGATGATGCGTTGGGCGATGGTCCCCAGGTCGGTGGCCACTCGCTCGTAATCGCCGATCACCAGCGGGCGCACCACGATCTCGCGCTCTCCCACCAGGAAGCGGCGCTCCTGCGGCATGATCGCCTGGTCAGGCGTTGTCTGTGTTGCTTGCTCCATATCGTCCTCACATGGTGGGCGGAGACGGCCGGCGCTCCCGGAAAGGGGGTCCTCAGGCTGCAGTCAGGACGCCGACCGATCCCCGCGATCTCACGCCGCGCTAGGCGGCCGTGTACTCCTCGACTCGCCCGACCTGATCGCCGACCGCCCGACTGGTGTCTGCCAGGACGGTGATCTGCAGCGGCAGGTCCACCTGGTCGTCTCGGTTCCAGGACAGCGTCCCCGGAGCTACGATGGCGCAGCGGTAGAAGGTGAGCGCCCACTTCTTCCCGCTGCCCGCGGGCAGGATCACCATCACCGGCTGCTCGGTGACGGCGGTGTCGCCGCCGAAGGTGAGCCGGCGCCGGCCCGTCCCTTCATCGGTGATCTGGGCGGAGACGCCCCACACGTCTTTGAGGTTCTCGAGGGTCACCTCTGCCAGCGGCACCTTGAGGGAGTAGGTCTCGCCCACCTTGATGGTGCGGACCGGAAGCAGGGACTCGTTCACCTCGATGTCGGAGGTCTTGACCTCGTGATCGATCTCCAGGGCGCCGTGGGCGTGGCCCATGAATCGCCCATCGATGTAGATCGCCTCCGGCGCGCCCTTGATCACGGCATCGGGGTTGTAGACGCCGGCGACGTAGAAGAACAGCGCCTGCCTAAGGTAGGCGTCAGGCGCGGTCTCTCCGTTGTCGGCCACTCCGATGTCGTAGATGCCTCCTGAAGGGAACTCGGCGGCATGCAGAGTCAGGGTCATCTGCGTCGCTGAGACGTACGCGACCCGCGACGGGTCCACCACCGTCCAGGGCGTGGTTCCGTGCTTACGCACGAGGATGACGCTCTCGCTGGGGGTGTCGGTGAAGCCGGTCCCCACGACGGTAATCGCGTCCGCCGCCTTGCCATAAGACGGCTTCACATCAGTGATCGTTGTAGACACGTCCGGTCTCCTCTTGCGCTCGCCTACGAGGCTTGCCCGCCTATGGCGCGGACGCGGTCCTCAGGTCGAGGGCGATGTTGAATGAAGCGAGGTGCGCGGTGGCATTCGCGGCCTGCTCCGTCCCGACATAGGCGGGGCTATTGACCGCCTCGATGGTGAGCGCCCACAGGCCTCCGCCCAGGTCGACATTCTGCTTGCCGTGCAGCTTGCGGTAGAGGCTGTAGGCCTTGCGCAGCGCGGCGTCCGGCGTGGCAGCGCGGGCGAAGAGCATCACCGTAGGATGCTCGCGTTCGGTGTAGCCATCAGGCGGATAGCCGCCAGTGGCATGCAGGCTCGCGCAGGCGAGAGGTGACGAAGGGCGGTTGATCTTGAAGAGATCCGTCCCCACCGTTCCCTCGCCATGGCTCGCCAGGTAGGCGGCAAGCTGGTCGATGAGCAGGCTCATAGCTCTGCGTAGCCTCGGCGAAGCAGAATCACTTCAGCGCCTCGCGTAGATGGTCGCTCAGATTCCCCTGATAGCGGTCGGCCTGCTGCGTGAGATTGCTCTCCAGGTACTTGGCCTTGCCGCCCTTGGGGTGGTTGAAGTCCAGGCGCTCGTGCTGCACCAGCGCATAGGGAGTGTTGAAGCCGACTTCGCCCACCACTGCGTCGCCCAGGCCGCCCTCGACCACCTTGCGCTCCACCATTTCGGGGGCCTCGGGCTGGTCTGCGACCTCGCGGAAACCGCGACGTGCGACTGCGCGACCATTCGCGTAGACCTCGGCACTGCCACTCGCCCGCAGCGTCCCCTCGTCCACCGGCGCATCGCGCATTGCCCGCCCCAGCAGGTCCTCGGTGTTCTCGACCATGCCGCGCACCGCGGCCTGCTGGACGCGCTGCCACACCTCGCCATCGCGGGCGAGCTGTCGGGTGAGCTGATCGATCCCGGTGAAGGCGACTCCGTACTTGCCGTAAGCGCGGCGGCCGATGGTGGGCACGATACCTTCCTCTACTGCGCCTTGGTCGCAGCCACGAAGCTGCCGAAGCGCGACTTGATGAGATCGCGTGCGGTCTCGATGGCCACCGCGGCCAGGCCGACCGACCAACCCAGATCGGAAGAGCGTCGT